GGTTTGATTTATCACCAATTAAAAGAATTGGCAGGGTTTAAAGTTAATTTAAAAACCATTATAGAAAAATTTTCTAGAGACTCTAAGGATACTGCAAATAGATTAGTAAACCTTGTTTGTAATACAGGATTTAAAACTGATAAAGTAACTTTGATGACTATTGCTAAGTATAGTAAAAATGGAATTGTTGACTTCGTAGATAACATTACAAAGTACAGTGCTATTGAAACTTATCTATCTACTTTTGTAGAGGGGATTGAAAACTTTGTAGGTTGGAACTCTATCCTACATCCTAGATTTATGCAAACCGCTACATCAACTGGAAGATTATCTAGTAGAGAACCTAACTTTCAAAATCAGCCACGTGCTAAAACTTTTCCTATTAGGAAAGTTATTAAATCACGATTTAAAGGTGGTAAGATAATGGAAGTAGACTTTGCACAGTTAGAATTTAGAACTGCAGTTTTTCTTGCTCAGGATAAGCAAGGAATGAAAGATATTGAAGATGGTGTTGATGTTCATCAATTTACTGCGGACATCATTGGAGTATCAAGACAAGATGCAAAGGCTCATACATTTAAACCTTTGTATGGTGGTGTTAGCGGTACAGATGATGAAAAGAAATATTACACTGAGTTCTTAAATAAATATAAACAGATTAAAGAGTGGCATGATAAATTAGAATATGATGCAATTGCCACTAAAATGATTACCTTACCAACAGGTAGGCAGTATTCATTTCCAGATGCAAAAAGGATGCCTTGGGGTAGTTCTAACTATTCTACCCAAATAAAGAATTATCCTGTTCAAGGATTTGCTACTGCTGATATTGTTCCTTTAGCTTGTATCAATGCATATGATTTAATGAAGGAACGAAAGGTAAAAAGTCTGCTTATCAATACAATTCATGACAGTATTGTGGCAGATATCTATCCCGGTGAAGAAGAAATAATGGCTAATATTTTAGCTGAAGCTACCACAGGGGTAAAAAAGTCAATGAAATCAATGTATGATATTGATTTTAATGTGCCTCTAGATATAGAAATAAAAATTGGTACAGATTGGCTTGACATGACAGAGATAAAAGTATAACTTATCCACAACTATACAAGGAGTTCATTTAATGATGACAAACGAAATAGCAATCAAACAAATGTCTGATGCAGAAATTATGGCTGCAATTGGGCAAACAGTCGATACTAATAGACCTATATTATCTCGACTACAAATCAACAGAGATGCAGAGGATGATGAAGGTAATAGATTACCTAATGGTCATTACTATGTTTATCACCCTGAATTAGAACAAAATATTTATGGTGAAACAGTAGAATTTAGACCATTCTATACTGCATATCAATATATGGCTTATAATCCTGCAGAGAGAAAATATACTTCTCGTTCAGTTATTTTTAAGAATTGGAAAGAAGATATCATTGACACCTTAGGTGGTACTCGATGCGGAAAAGTCCCTGAGTCTCAAAGAGTACATATGACTGATGCTGAAAAAGAACTTCAGAAAAACATTAAATGTTATAAGATGACTTATGGTACAGTATCTTTTAAAGGTAAAAATGTAAAAGATGAAGACATAGATATTGAAAACTTCCCTGTGTTATGGCGTAACACTGGAACTAATTACAATATTGTTAATGAAGCTTTTACAGGATTAACTAATCTTGGTAAACCGATGTTTAAGTATACTTTAACATTAGGCACAGAGAAAAGAAAAGCAGGCTCTACAAGGTTCTTTGTTTGTACTTATAAAATTAACAAAGATAAAGAGTTACCTTTTACTGCAGAGGATGAAAAGAACTTACAAAGTTTCTTAACTGTAATTAACTCTGAAAATAAAAGTGTCAGTACTATGTATGATAAAGCACTTATCCAATCAGTTTCTGATGGTGATGATGCTAAGATTATCGAACAATTAGCACAGTAGTGAATATACTTTTAATAAAAATACAAGAATTGTTAGCCCGTTCTGGAAAGGAGCGGGTTGACATCTCAGAAGATATCATTGAAGAGTTTGGGGAAGCTTGTAAGCAAGCTTTTAGAAAACAATTTACAGATGAAAGAGACCCTAACTTTTCTATTAGAATGTCTGGTATTGGTAAACCTCTTTGCCAATTACAAATGGAAAAACAAAACACTTCTTCTGAAGAACCCCCTTACAATTTTAAAATGCGAGTTTTATTTGGAGATTTAATTGAAGCTTCTGCTATTGCTATTATGAAAGCGGCAGGAATTAAAATTCAATCAGAACAACAAGAAGTTCATAATGAAATTTCAGGTGTTAAAATTAAAGGTACTTATGACGTAGAGATTGATGGTAAAATCTTTGATATTAAAAGTGCCTCTCCCTATGCTTATGATAATAAGTTTGCAAAAGGATTTAAAAATGTAGAAGAAGATGATAGCTTTGGTTATGTTGTTCAAGGTTCATTATACTCTGACTCTTCGGGAAAACCTTTTGGTGGTTGGATTGTGATAAATAAATCTACTGGGGAATGGCAAGTTGTAGAAACACCTACATATACAGATGACTATAAAGTTAAAGCATTAAAGACTGCATCAGATAACATTGATGCATTAGTTAATGATAAACCTTTTGAGAAATGTTTTGAGGATACGCCTGAGACATTTAACAAAGTAAGCACAGGCAATCGAGTACTGAATACTATTTGCTCTTTCTGTCCTTATAAAAAGCCTTGTTGGGGTCAAGATTTACAGTATCTTCCACAACAACAATCGAAAGCAAAATCACCTAGATGGTTTTGGTATACTAAAATAGTAAACCCTAAGGAGGTAGTAAATGAGCAAGAGTGATGAACTAAGTAGTCGTGGACCAGTAATCTACGTTACACCTGTACCTAATAGAGAAGGTTCTTTTATGTGTAGTATTAAGAAAAATAAAAATCCTTCAGAAGATGAAAAAACTTGTGAAATTATAGCTATGGGAATGATGAGGATAGCTTTATCTGACCCTTCCTATGTTTATGATTTAGGTCTAGAAGCTTTAGAAGAAGAAAATTATATAGAGAGTGATAAGCCTATTGTTAAATCTAATGGTTCTAATGATGAGACTAAAATAATAGATATTCTAGATTATTTAAAATTTAAATCTACTAGAGGTAAATTAAACTAATGAGTAAAGATAATTTTAATAACTCTGATGATAACATTACCAGAAAAAAGTTTGATTTAGATTTACAATATGGGAAGATGCGTGAAAAGAAACTTCACGATATGTTTTTTAATAAAAAGTTTGAGATAAAATCAGAAAGAGATTGGTGGCAAAAGACAGGTAACATTGCTATTGAAATTGAATGTTATGATAAGCCCAGTGGGATATCAGTTACCGAAGCTGATTATTGGATGCATATCTTAACAGACGGTGATGATGAATACTGTACCTTAGTATTTAAGGTAAGCACTGTTAAGAAACTTGTTAAAAAATATAAAAATAAAAACATTTATGGAGGAGACCATAGAAAATCTAAATTTGTTTTAGTACCTTTAAAAGAATTATTTGTGTTGGAGAACATACAAAATGGATAATATAAATCCAAATTACTATAAAGCTAAGACCATAGAAACTATTGAAGCAATACGTTCTCAATTAACGATTGATGAGTTTCGTGGTTATTTAAAAGGTCAGATTTGGAAATATCTATCTAGGCATAGACAAAAGAATGGCTTTGAGGACTTACAAAAAGCTAAGTGGTACATGGACTATATGATTAAGTTTGAACAAGAGATGGGAGAAGGGGACTTAATTAAAAATTAGGAGACACAACATGGCAAGCCATAATTATATTATAACAGGGGAACAAGTTCAGATATTATTACGATATTTGTTTACTAGACCTTATGGTGAAGTAATAAAGCTGATAGAAATATTAGGTCAATTGAGGGAACTAGATGAAAAAGTTAGCCCAGACTTCATCTCGAAGAAGCAACCTAAGTAGTAACTTAGCTACTATTTATGTTAAATTAGATAAATCAGGTGAAATAAAATTAGATTTAGATTACATTAAACCTTCTGATTTAATAGACACCTTTAAAAACAAATTTCCTAACTATGAAAACTCAGTATTATTATCTTCTATTATTTACGATACTATATCTATTTATGAGGATTTATATGACAGGATTCAAAACACTATTAATATGAATTAAATATCTCTCATTTCCATACTTAAGGCTCTTGCCCTGTTGGGTGTTTGACGATACCATCTTGAACGCAACATCTCATTCGCTGCATCAGGGTAATTGCCTTCTTTTAAATATCTAATCATATTTCTAAACTTAGATACCCCGGCAAATCCCATTTGAAAAATCATTTCACAAATAATACCTTTTGCTTTAACAGGTAAATCTAAATCGTTTTCTACACAGAATTTTTCCATTAAGTTCCATGCTTTATCAAAATCTTCTTCAAAGATTCTATCCCACCCTTCTTTGTCTTTGGGGGCTTCCTCTCCGGGTAACATCTTATGACCATACCCTCCTGTTTTAAATCCTAAAGTATCAATGTAAGTATCTAAACGATATCCTTCATGTTCTTTAATTCTTTCTTTTAATGCATCTTTAATTATATCCGACATCAATCCTCCTAAACTATTTAGTAATTTTTTTAGATTTCTCAAA